TAAAAATAAATTTTAAAAAATTAATGTGAATTCTTATTATTAATATCTGACACACTAGAAAGTAATTCATTTATAAAAACATCATCAAGATCAGTATTTAAATCTTTTAAAAAACAATGATAACAAATTCTTTCTTCAATAAAAATTTCAATTATTTCATTATAATAAAAAATATTTTTATCACTTTTATCGATTAAATATTGATAAATTTTTTTAAGATTAATATTACTTGTACATAAACTATATTTATTTATTTTTAAACCTATCCATTTAAAAACAAATTCACCTTCATCATTTACATCTTTTATAACAATTGGAATTTTTTCTAAATCATATATTTCAAGATTATAATCTTTTAATATTTTAATTCGTTCTTCAATAGCAATTTTATCATCAAAAATATCAATAAATTTTTTATTAAAGAGTTTTTCATAAAATTGATATGGATAATCAAAAATTAAATTATTAAAAAACATTTTTTCATAATCTTCTATAGAATGTTTATAATCAATAATAATTTCCAAAATATTAAAATCTTTTATTTTAAAATTTTTTGATATAAAAATATCTGTCAAAATATTTAAATCATCGTTTTTAGCTTTATTATTATTATAAAAAATCAAAGGCATTTATAATAATATATATATAATTATAGTTATTTTATTTAAGCGGAACACATAGTGCATTCATCTTCTTTCTTGATATCACAAAATGTTTTAGCTTGTTCAAGAATCTTTTTTTGTTTTTCTTCTTCATTCTTAATTTTTTCTAATTCTTCTTTATCAATTGTAAATTTAATAGAATCAGCAGCAGATTGTGTTCTTAAATAATACATACCAGTTTTCAAACCTTTTTTCCAACCATAAAAATGCATACTTGTTAATTTAGTATGAGAAGCATTAGACATATGAATATTTAATGATTGAGATTGATCAATATAAATACCCCTATCAGCAGCCATATCAATGATATTTTTTTGTTTAATTTCCCAAACAGTTTTATATAGATTTTTAATATGATCTGGAATAGAAGAAGAAACATTTTTTAAACTACCATTATTTTGAATAATTTGATTTTTTAAATTTTTATTCCAAATACCTAAATCCATTAAATCTTTTAATAAATGTTTATTTATACAAATAAATTCACCAGCTAATGTTCTTCTAATATATACATTTGTAGTATAAGGTTCAATACATTCATTATTACCTAGAATTTGAGAAGTTGAAGCTGTAGGCATAGGAGCTAATAATAAACTATTTCTTAACCCATTTTCTATAATATTTTGTTTAAGCTTATCCCAATCATACATATTTAGTGGTTTTTGATTCCATAAATCAAATTGTAATAAACCTTTTGAAGCTGGGGAACCTTCAAAAGAAGAATAACGACCTTTTTCAATAGCTAGTTGATTAGAAGCAACTAGTGCATGATAATAAATAGTAGCGAAGATTTGCTTATTTAAAAATTTAGCTTCATCAGAATCGAAAGGTAATTTAAGAAGGTAAAACACATCTGCGAGACCTTGGACACCAATACCAATAGGTCTATGTTTTAAATTAGAATTTTCTGTTTGAGGAATAGGATAAAAATTAATATCAATAATTTGATCTAAATTTCTAGTAATCAATTGAGTAATTTTACCTAATAATTCAAAATCAAAATATGGTTTTAAAAAAGACATTAACTCAGTATAACCACCTATATTTTCACTATTTTCAAAAGAATTATTGAAAATTTTAGGTAAAGTTTTATCTTTGTCAACAATATTATTATTTTTAAAAAAGTTTTCTAATAAAGTTTTATCATCTAATGAAACATAAGTATATTCAATATCATTATTTTCTAAAAAGATTTTAGCTAATTTACAATACATACAATTTGTTTTACCATAAAGAGTAATATTTTTTAATTTTTCAAAATTTTTAGATTTTTTAATAAATTTTGGTAAACCAATGCTTGCAAGATTACAAACAGCTGCTTCATCTTTAGAAGTATATTCAATTATTTCAGTACAAAGATTAGAAGATTGAATAGTACCTAAATTTTGTTGATTAGATTTCTTATTACAAGCATCTTTATATAACATATATGGAGTACCAGTTTCCATTTGACTATCTAAAATAGCATTCCATAATCTTCTAGCTTTAATTTGTTTGAGATATTTTCCTTTTTGTTCATAAGAAGTATATAATTTTTCAAATTCTTCACCATATACTAAATGTAATCCTTTACATTGATTAGGACACATTAATGACCAGATTCCATCATTGAAAACTCTTTCCATAAATAAATCTGGAACCCATAATCCTAAAAATAAATCTCTACAACGATCTTCTTCATTACCATGATTTTTTCTTAAATTTAAAAAACTAAAAATATCTCCATGCCATGGTTCTAAATACATTGCGAATGAACCTTTTCTTTTCCCACCACCTTGATCAACATATCTAGCAGTATTATTAAATACTCTTAACATAGGAACAATACCATTTGAATGTCCATTAGTACCTTTAATATAAGAACCATTGCATCTAACATTATGAATAGCTAATCCGATACCACCAGCATTTTTAGAAATTTTAGCAGTTTGTTTTAAAGTTTCATAAATACCATCAATACTATCTTCTTGCATTTGTAATAAAAAACAAGAAGATAATTGTGGTTTAGGAGTACCAGCATTAAAAAGTGTAGGAGTAGCATGAGTAAAATATTTTTGACTCATATAATTATAAGTTTCTATAGCTTTATCTAAATCTTTACCATGAATACCAATTGCAACCCTCATTAACATATGTTGAGGTCTTTCAACAACTTCTTTATTAATTTTAAGTAAATAACTTTTTTGTAAAGTTTTAATACCAAAATAATCATAATTATAATCTCTATCATAAATAATAGAAGAATTGATTTTCTTTTTATTAGACATAACAATTCTATATAATTTTTTAGATATCAATGAACCTTTTTCTTCAGTATTAGGATTAACATAACTATATAAATCTTCAATAACTAAAGAGAATTTCTTCTTTGTTTGTTTATGAAGATTTGAAATTTCAATTCTAGAAGCTAAAGTACCATAATCAAGATGATCAGTTATTAAATTAGCACAAATTTGAGAAGATAATTCATCTAATTCAACAGTTTTAATTTTATTATATAAACCTTGAATAACTTTTTGAGAAACTTTTAATAAATTAATATTTTTACTATCTAATTCCCACATTAATTTTTTTAATCTATTTGAAATTTTATCAAATGACATTTTTTCTTCAGTACCATCTCGTTTTGTAACAAACATCTTTTGATTTTATATAATATTGTATATAAATTTTAATTTTTTGTTTAAAATTATCATAGTCTATAATAATTTTAAAGGTTTTTATAATATAAATTTATATTTTAAGGTGTTTTGAGAATAATGGAAAAAGAAATAAAAATGATTATAGTATACAATTAAATATGTTTCAAGATTTACAAAATTTAGGAATATTGAAAAAAGAAGGTTATAGAATAAATTTAAAAAATATATCAAAAGAAGATTTAAATTTAATAAAAAAACAATTGACTTTAGTACCAAAAGTACATAAAGATTTTATAAAAAATGTAATTAAATACAAATGTTATTCAATTAATGAAAAATATATATATTTACCAAAATATTGGGCATTAGAAAAAATTGGAGAACCAAAAAAAAATTTATTAAAACGAGGAGAATATTTTAATCAAAAATTAGAAACCATTTATCCACCAAGACCATTTCAAGTTGAAATAATTGATAAAACTTATAAACAACTAAAAGAAATCGGTGGTGGTATCATAACAGTTTCTTGTGGACAAGGGAAAACTTACATGTCAATTAATATATCAACATTAATAAATCAAAAAACATTAATATTAGTTCATACATCGGTATTATTAGATCAATGGATGGATAGAATTAAATATTTTATACCAAATGCGAAAATAGGAATTATACAAGGGAAAAAATTTGATATAGAAAATAAAGATTATGTAATAGCAATGTTACAAACAATAATACGATCAAAATCTGAAGAAGATTTTAAAAGTTTTGGTTTAACAATTTATGATGAAGCTCATCATATGGCAGCACCATCATTTTCAAAAGCATTTCCGATAGTTTCATCAAAATATAATTTAGGATTAAGTGCAACACCAAAAAGAAGTGATAATTTACAAAATATATTTTATTGGAATATTGGTCCAACATCATTTGAATCATTTACAAATGATAAATTTGCAATAGTTAAAAATATCAATTTCACAGATGATAATTATGTAGAGAAATATAATTGGATGGGATCAATAGATTTACATAAATTACATATACAAATAATAGAAAATGATTTTCGAAATAAAATGATAATTAAACAATTAATTAATTTAAGTAAACAAGGAAGACAAATATTAGTTTTATCAAAACTGATAGATCATTTAAGAACATTAAAAACAAATTTTTGTAAAAAAAAATATTATAAAAATTATCCAAGAAAAATTATTTTTGAAATTTGTAAAAAAAAAAAAATAAATAAAAAATGTTTTTCATTAATTTGTAGTTTTATTAAAATTCCAATAACAAGTGGTTATTATATTGGAGGAATGAAACAATCAGTAGATCAAAGTGTACATTCAAAAACACATAAAGAATTAGATCAACTAATTTTCAATAATATTGAAAAAATAAAACCAGAAAATTTAAAATATATTTATAATAAAAATAATAAATTACGAAAAAAAATAAATTTAAATCGAGAAGATAAAATAAATATCGTTGAAGAAGCAAATATTGAAATAGAAATAGATGATAGTATTGAAAGTTTAGAAAAATCATCAAAATGTGATATTTTATTTGCATCATATCAATTAGTATCCGAAGGAACAGACATTCCAACATTAAATACTTTAATAATGACAACACCAAAAAAACAAATAGAACAAGTTGTCGGTAGAATACTAAGAGCAAAAACAAAATTTACACCATTAATTTTAGATATAGTTGATAGTCCATTTTCAGTATATAAAAATCAATCGTTTTATAGAAATAGATATTATAGAAAATGTAATTATTCTATTGAAAACATAGATATAAATGCAAAAGATAAAAAAATACCAATAATAGAAGAAGAAATCATAATAGAAGAAAAAACAATGGAACAAATTTGTGATAATTTTATAAAATGTTTAATTTAATTAAAAAACAAAATATTTTAAATTAATAAAAATAATATAATATATATATTTTTTATTATGACAGAACCTAAAATTGTTTTTGGTACAACAGATACTATTTTATTCAAAGATGAAATAACTAATGATATGATAATAACTAATAATAATACAAATGTATTAGTAATATCAGAAAATATGAGAATAGGTATTAATCAAGATACACCAGCAGAAACATTAGATGTTAATGGAAATATTCAAGGTAATAATTATAAAATTAATACAAATACAGTTTTATCAGAAAATAGTTTAGGTATTGGAATTACTAGTTCTAATTTACAAACATTAGGTATATTAGAAAATATTAATGTTACAGGAGAAGTAGTAGGACAAAGTTTAAAAATAACAGGTGATTCTCAAATTAACGGAGATTTAAATATAGATGGAGATTTAAATGTTACAGGAACAATGACAACATCAAATACTGTCATAACAACAGTGAATCAAAATTTAATTAAATTATCAAATGATAATACAAGTAATTTATTAGATAGTGGATTTTATTCAATGTATATTGAAAGTGGTACAACTAAATTTAGAGGTTTATATGATGATACAAGTGAAAATACTTTTAAATTATTTACAGATTTAGAAAGTGAACCTTCTACTACAGTAAATAATAGTCATGCTTCATATAATAAAGCTAATCTCGAAGTAAATGATTTAAATACAAATGATATTACAGCTAATGATATCAATAATACTAATATTAATGCAAGTAATAATATAATAGGAGAGAATTTAAAAATAACATCAAATACAGATTTAATTGGTTCATTAAATGTAGATGGGGATGTTAATATTAATAATAATAACTTAGTAGTTGATACAATATTTGATAGAGTAGGAATAAATATGGCAGAACCACAATATTTATTAGATGTAAGTGGAATTGTGAATTCTAATGAATATAAATTAAATGGAACAACTGTATTTAATAGTAATGAAATTGGTAATGGAATAACAATATCAAATTTAGAAGAATTAGGTACTTTAAATAGTTTAAATGTGGGTGGTAATGCAACTATACAAAATTTAACAGTTACAAATATAGCTCAAGTAAAAAATTTAGGTATTGGTAAAAATGCAAATGTACTTTATTCAATAGATACAGTAGGAGATATACATACAGAAACAAATTATCAAATAAATGAAACAATTGTATTATCTGAAGATACATTAGGAAATAATGTTAAAAATAGTAATTTAGAAAGTGTAGGAACATTAAATAATTTAAAAATAACTGAAACTGGTAGTTTATTAATAGGTATAGAAACATCTTCAAATAAAATAGATATAACAAATGGAGATATTAATATTTATGATGGAGATTATAAAATAGATAATGAAGTAATATTAAGTAAAAATAATTTAGGATTATCAGTTACATCTTCAAATCTCCAAGAATTTGGAGATATTAATTCTTTAAGTATAACTGGTTATATGACTGTGAGAGATTTAAGTATCACAGGAGATAAAGTAATGATTGCAACAGAATTTAAAAAACAAGCATTAAATGTCAGTGGTAATATAGCAGTTTATAATACTGATACTAGTGATTTAGATATTGTTCATTTAGGAGGATCAGGGAATTATACAGATTTTCAACAAATTATAGGTTCTCTTAATTATAAAACAGATGTTGGTGGAGGATATGTTACAACTTTAAATCCTGAAAATATGGTAACTGATGTAGCAAAAATAAAAGTACAAGCAAAAACTGGTTTAAATAACACAAATCAATCAGCAGAATTTATTTTTGAAAATATTCCTTTAAATTCAACTAGTATTAGAGAAGTAGCTCGTATTAAAGAAGATGGAAGAATGAATATAATTAATTCATATCAAATTAATGGTGTAGATGTTATTAGTCCAAATAGTTTAGGTCCAGCGATAACATCAAGTAATATTCAACAATTCGGTGATTTAGTAAATTTATCTGTAAGTGGTAATTGTAATATAATTGGTAATTTAGATATTACAGGAGATACAACAATTCATGATGGTGTGTTTTATGATAATAATGGAATAACTTATCCATTTAGTAATTGGAGTATAAGTGATACACAAAATATTTATAATTTATCAAATAATATCGGTTTAAATGTAACCAATCCATCTGAAAAATTACAAATTGACGAAGGGAATATTATGTTAGGAACAACAATTGCAACAAATGATACAAAAGGTATTATTAAATTTAATAAAATTGGTGCACATACTGCAATTGAATGTAGTCAATATGAAAATTTAGGAACTAAAATATATATTGATGATGTCGGTAGTGGTATTCATATGAAAACTGGTGGAAGTGGTTTTATTGGTACTGATGCAGAAGTTGGAACAAGAAGTGGTACTTTCAAAATATCTAATTATGATAGTGATTTAAATGATTATAAAATGGTATTGAAAATGGATACTACTGGTTATATTGGTATTAATACAACAACACCTTCCGCAGAATTAGATGTTAATGGAACCGTAAAAATAAATGCATTAAATATAACTGGAAATTTAGATGTAGATGGAACTTTAAATGTTGCAGATTCAACATATTTACAATCTACTTTAACAGTTATTAACAATACTAATTTAAATGCTGCTTTAACTGTTGCAAATGGAACAAATTTACAATCTACTTTAACAGTTGCTAATAATACTGATTTAAATGGTACTTTAGATGTTGCTGGTGTAGCTCAATTAAATTCATTAAATGTA